TGTTGCTTTGCTTGTTTGCCATACATATAGCCATGAATTGCATATTTGCCCATTAATCCCGTTACCAAGTAAAAACGGCGGTTATCATCATCACTAGGATGAACAATTAGTTTTCCGTGCGTTAATGGTGTTTGTCTTACATCATGGGGGCCTACGTCAGTTGCGCCGGGGGTTCCTTTTGACCAAAATATACCAAGGTGCTTAGCCAGCGCACATTCGCCCATAGCCCCTTCTATACTCATTTGCCAAGCATCGGTATCTTTAGCCCCGTATTTATGCTTAGAACCAATTTGAATACATTGCACGGTACGTTGGGTGCCTACAAAAGCGGCCATTTGTATTTCAGCCGGGGTTAATTTAATTAGTGTGGACATCCAATAATCCTTTAGTTATATCTTCAAGTGCTTGGGAAACATCCACAATATCTATTGATATTTCATATGCTTTTTCATAGTTGCTTTGTATGATGGCTTCATGAAAATCTTTTAATAGTTTTTGCAACGCAACATAATGTATTGAATAATCGTTCATTTAATTTCCAATGTACATTTATCGCCCAACGCTTTTCTTTCTACAGTTATTTCACATAACCCATTAATAGTTTTAAGTTTTTTTGCAATAAATAAGCAAAGGTTTTCAAGTGTTGGCGGCCCCAAATCAGGAATTTTGTCTAAAAATTCATGGTCCAAAGCATAACGAATGGCATCTACGGCGTGTTTAATATCGCCAAAATCCCTAACCATACCGTTTTCACCTGGCTCGCCCTCTATAGAAATGCTGGCATGATAGGTATGGCCATGTATGTTTTTAGATTTTAGGTGGTCGTAAACATTGACCGTTCTATCCAAAGTGTGCGCCGCATCAAAAAAAAATGTTTGGGTTAATTTCAAAATAATCCTTCTTGTTCAACTTGCATAAAGTTCCATACTGGCGGTGCATTATGGGCTTCAATTCTTGCTCTCATTACTTGTGCCCTAGCTTCTTTGGTAGGTGGTGGATAATTGCCGTTTTTCCAATGTTTATCAATTCCAACATTTCTACCAATATTGGTGCTATCGGTTGATGCAAAAGGCAATTTAGTAAATATTGCTGGGTCCAACATCCTAAGTCCGTGTAATTTGCACATTGGCCTACCCATATCGTCACAAACAATTCGCATGGCTTGGCCTATTCTTGACCACCAGGCAGTTGTGCCTACTGTGGCGTATTCGCCCGAACTGCCAATACAAATACGCACATAATAATTGGCTAGTTGTTCTAATCTTTCTAATGATTCGTGCATATGCCATACAGGTGCGCCAAACCATTTAGGTAATGGGCAATCTTCTAATAACGCATCGTTATCAGCTTCCGTGCCGTCAATCACATCAGGAATTACCGCAAAATCACAAGAAGGTACTTTTTTAAGATTTAATGCCCAATCGTAATAAGCCCCCCAATTAGAAATAGGTTTGCCGTTTTTCCAGGCACTAAAAGCACCATTGTCTATGGCAAACGATTGGCATACTTCTAAGGCGGTACCAATTTGATCAGGGTGGGCATAAGATACAAAAGCATGGCCAGCTTGTACGGCATAGTTAGCAACGGTAGCTGGGGTTATTGGAAGCCCATGATAATGAATCATTTGGTTAATCTTTCAAGGTTACGGTTACTGGCTTCTTGGGTTCTCCAGGCTTCAAATCTAAGCTTTGCCGCTTCTAGCCGGTACTTCCACATTTCTGTTTTGTACGTGGCCGCACCAATTGCTTTGCATAGGTCCTGGTATTCCTGGCTGGCGTATGCTTCACGTTCCTGGGCACCCAGGCTTTGTTCGCTTGATTGTTTCATTTTGATGGCTTTTAAACTAGATTTATACGCTTCCAACTCTGCCAATTCACCTTTGGCTTTTGCATATTCCGGGGCAAATTCATATAAGTAATCTACACAATCATTTGGATCAACCACACGTGTTTCAGGTTTCATTTTTCCATCCAAAATTTAAGTAAAATGTGTAAAATTATTGCCCAAAAACACACACCGGTAATTAACAAAAGTAAAACAAGCATTTCAATCATCGCCAATCCCCCCCGGCACCACGGTTGCCTTTAGTCCATTGATCATAAATATCCCCAGCAAGGCGTTCACGCCTACTATTAAAAGTAGGTCTAGCCAAATACGCCCTAAAACCAGTAAGCCCAAATTGAGTACGGTAAACAAGTAACTGTCTAATTTCACATTCATACCGCCCTTTCCAATGTGTTGTTGGATTCGTTGACGGAATTGGCCCATTGATTCCCCAACATATGCATATAACCCAAGTTCCCGGCCCTTGGCCAAAGTAAGTTCATCTGAACTATACCAAGGTAATGAAGGCCGCTTTACCTCTTTTGGGGTCATGTCTAAAATATCTTCCCACCGGCCTTGGTTCAACCACGTACTTGCATGGGGCACGTAATCTATTTCCGTACCCTTTAGCTTCCAGTACGCTACGTGTTCTTCTATGGCTTCTATGGCCTGGGCTTGTTCATCCCTTGTAAGCCGGTTAAACGCCCCCAGGGCGGCACGTTTAGCTACCTTCCTGGGGTAATGTTTCCAAAATAATTCAAACATAATTATCTTGAAAAAATTGCTTCAGCGGCCCAGCTTTCAAAACGCATAACTGGTTGACCGTCAACTTTATCGTGCATTGCCCAAGTAAAATTTTGACCGTTTACATCAGGGTCAAGGTCGGGATAAACTTTTTTAGCTTCATCAAGGTTAACAAACTCATAAGCTTCACGCATAGATAAAACAACTACTACTGGGCAGTTGGCTGGGAATGGTAATTTAGTCATTTTGATTTCCTTTTGTTTTCACGGCACCGTTGCCGTATTTGTAATTTACTAAAGTAATCTTTACTTGTAAACACTTTTTTTAACTTTTTTTGACGTATTAGGGTTTTCCTTAGAAAAAAGTCTATTTTGTTGTTTTTTACAATAGGTTCCCCAAGGGTGATAAGCCCACATCCATTCAAGAAGGTATTGCTTGACCTGAACTAATGCTACCAAGGTTAATGTTCAATCGAAATAAGGGTTGTCTATCACCGTTGGCCCTTAAATCTTGTGTAGTGCCCATTTAAGCCTACGTGGCGCATACCGGGTGCTGGTAGGCCAATCTATTCTTTCCAGCCGGCGATCTAACCGCTTTGCTATCGGGGGAAGTCCGATTGTGGAAAGAACAAATAAAAAAGGGTTTTAGGGGCAATTCTGTTATCGAACGGCTTGGGAAATACCTCTAATCTTATTTCCTAAACCAACAGAACTACCTCTAAAACCCTATTCATGAGTGTTCGATTCCTCAATGAATAAAACTATATCACAAATTTATTGCTTGCAACTCCGGCCAAATAATATGCCAGGTCTTAGGAAAAAGGTCTTTCCTGGTTACTAAACCTACTGATTCTTTTTCTATGGTTGCCGCAATAAGCATTAAAGGTGCGGCTGGGATTGCATTGTTGTTGCGCCATTGACACACCGCTTGGACCGTTACGCCACATAGCTTTGCTACCTTTGCTGGCCGGCCCAACATATCAATAATCTGTGAATCTGTCATTTATTTTCCTTTTTTGCTAAATATTACTTTACAACAACTCAATCTTACTTTACATTTGTAGGTACGGCAATGTTGCCGTGATAAAAAAGGAGTAGCAAACATGGACGGCGAATTAAACCAACTGATGTTAGAACATGAAGAATTTCTTGAAAAAGCGTTAGATGATATGGAATTTAGTAATGAATTTTTAACCCAAGAACAAGTTGACTGCATACGTCAAGCTTGTGGAAAACCACGTAATAAAAAAAATAAAGTTTTATCAAATTTGTTTGATGACTTTGGCACAATTTTTGGAAAGTGAAAAAAATGATAATTGCAAAACAAACCAGTTCCGGTAGTGACTTTAAACTACCACCAGCCGGCAGTTTTCTTGCCAAGCTATATCGCATCATTGATATTGGCACCCAAACCACGGAATGGATGGGTAAAAAAAAGATGCAACGCAAAATCATTACTATGTTTGAATTGCATGGTGAAGATAACGATGGCCAGCCATTGCAAACCATAGACGGCAAACCGTTAATTGTATCTAAACGATATACGTTATCCTTGGACGAAAAAGCTACGTTACGTAAAGATTTAGAAGCTTGGCGGGGCAAAATTTTTACCCATGAAGAACTTAGTGGGTTTAACTTAGAAGTCTTACTGGGTAAGTGTTGCATGGTTAACGTTACTCATTCAACATACGATGGTAAAGAATACGCCAACATTGCCGGGATTAGCCAAATACCAGCCGCATTAAAAAAGCTTGGTGAACCTAAAGGTGTAAATGAATTAATGATTTTTACGATTGATCCATTTGACCAGGATAAATTTAATAAGTTGTCAGAAGGTATGCAAGGCGTTATTAAAAAGTCTGCCGAATACCGTAATACGTTTGAACCTAATTCGCCAGCAGTCAGTTCTGCACCATCTGAATTAATTGATGACGATATACCTTTTTAGAGGAAATTATGAAACCAATGGTTAAGTTTATTGTTTGTGATCACTACACTTTGAAAACACATCAAGATATAGGCCACGATGAAGAAACTGAAATCATTGGTTTTAGTTATGAAGCTTTGTCTAGGTTTACTAGGGCTTTAATCATTGAAGCCGCTTGCCTGGTCAAAGACCCAAAAGATAGAAAATTAATCTTACAAACATTAGGTGAATAAATGAAATGCATTGATTGCAAATGGTACGTTGGTCAAGTTAACGATACATACGGTGTATGTAAACGTTATCCACAAACCGCAAACAAAAGCTTGCATGATTGGTGCGGTGAATATTTAAGCAAACTGGTTGTAATTACAC